ACCTGACCCCGATCCTCGTAGTGAGCAACGCGGGGGTGCAGACGACGGCTGCCCCCACCAATGATCCGACCAAGAGACGGGAGGCGGTGGCGAAGCTCTTGACTCGGCTCACCATGCTAGGCCGTCCTGCTTTAGTGGTCTCTCCGAAATGCCGGACGCTACGCAAAGCGATGAACGGAGCTTACTGCTACGAGCGGCTGAAGGTGTCCGGTGCTGATCGTTTCAGGGACTCTCCGCTGAAGAACGAGTACAGCCACGTAGCAGAAGCCCTTCAGTACGCGATGGTGGGAGCTGGCGAAGACCTGTCGATCATTGCCAGTGAAGATCCGGATGTGGATGATTTGGTGATCGTCACCAAGTTAGCAGGCGGCGGCACAAGAACCAGCAAACGGAGGTGATATCCATGGCGCTCTTGTCGGAGAGGGAGTTCTTGACCCTGCGGCGGCAGTACCGCACGCAGAAGACCCAGCGATCGAGCATCGAGACCACCTGGGACGAGATCGACTACTACACCGGGCCGATCAAGGAGTCCAACAACCAGGCCGGCAAGAGCGGGACGAGCGGTGCTGAGCAGCAAGAGCGTCGCTCTGATGTGTGGGACCTGACCGCCATCGACGGGCGGGAGAAGCTGGCGGCTTCCATGCAGGGGGCCATCACCAACCCAGCGATCAGGTGGTCCCACATCATCTACCGCAACGCCAAGCTCAACGAAGACGTGGAGAGCCGCACCTGGCTGGACGAGGAGTCGGAGAACGCCTGGAACGACATCCAAGACTCCGACTTCAACACCGAGATCGGGTCGGCGTACTACGAGCTGGCGGGGCCGGGGCACACCTTCATGGCGATCGAGCCCCTCGAAGGCTACGTGGACCCCAAGACCTCGGTGGAGGGCTGGGGCGGGGTCGATCTCACCTGCATCCCGCTGAAGGAAGGGTACTTCACTCAGGACCGGAAGGGAGCGATCAAGGTCTTCTGGCGTCGGCTGATGTGGGCCCCCACTCAGATCGATGACTTCATGGTGTCGAAGGGCTGGGAGTGCCCGGAGTGGATCGAGAAGCTGATCGAATCGGGCAGCGAAGAGAAGATCGAGGTGGTGTTCTGCGTATTTCCTAGAGAGAAGATCCTCAAGCGCCGCCCCAGGTACCCGGCGGCACCGGATCAACGCCCGTGGGGCTGCATCTACTGGATCGAGAACAAGGACGCCGGCAACGTGAAGCTGGGCGAGGAAGGCGGCTACTACGAGAAGCCGATCCATATGTGCCGCTTCGCCAAGACGGCGGGATCGAAGTGGGGTCACGGGCCTAGCTCCATCGCTCTGCCCACGGTGAAGTACGTCAACGCCTGGAAGGAGATGATCAAGCTAGCGTTGGAGAAGATCGTCAACCCGCCGTGGGTGACGACACAGAAGAACATCCTGGGTGGCACTCTCGATCTCAACGCTGGCGGGGTGAGCGTCGTTCGGGACATCGACGGACTGAAGGAGCTGATCAGCTCTGGACGCCCTGACCTCGGGATGGAGTCCATCGAGGAAGACCGGGCAGAGATTCGGCGTATCTACCGCACCGACGAGCTTCAGCTCAAAGACTCCCCAGCCATGACGGCAACGGAGGCACAGATCAGGTACGAGCTGATGAATCGGGTGCTCGGGAAGACGTTGACGTTCATCCAGAACGATCTGTTGGACCCCATCATCCTGGCTCTGATCTCAATGCGCATCCGGATGAAGGCCGGCAACCCGATGCCGAAGAAGGTGGCGGTGGCCGGCGGAGCCTTCACCATCGAGTATCTGGGGCCTCTCGCCCGCAGCCAGCGCACCGACGAGGTGGCAGCGATCGAGCGAGGCGCCACGTTCGTGGCCGGGCTCGCGCAGTTCTACCCGAAGGCCAGGGCTGCGTTCAATCCGATCAAGGCAATCAAGCACGTCTTCAATCGCCTGGGTGTGCCTGCTGAGATCATGCCCACCGACCAAGAGATGCAGGACGAGAGCGACCGCATCGATCAGATGGAGTCGAGGATGGCGGCGGCGGCTGCCGGCAAGGATGAGGCGTCAGCGGCGAAGGGTAACGCTGAAGCGGCTGCAAAGGGTAACGGGGCAGTGGCCGGCGGTGCGACCTATCCGGCTCTGCCTCCTGAGCCCCCGCTGTCTCTTACCGGAGCGCCCACGCGGCGCGGAGTGAGGTTGTCATGATGGATCAGAGATGGGAAGAGGCAAGAAGGAAGACGCTGGCGGTTGGACAGGGCGCGGCCCAGAGGATCTTCTCCTCTCCGGACGGCCAGGCGGTGCTCAAGCTGCTCTCGGACACCTTCGAGAACAACTTGGTGGCGGTGGACAAGAACGGCAAGGTGGACGAAGGAGCCGTGCTCATCAACGTGGGAGCGGCGCACGTGATCAACTTCCTCCGCGAGCTTGCGGAGCTGAAAGGGGACAGGGAATGACCAAGGACGAGATGGTGGCGGCGAAGATCCCGGAGGAGCTGCACGAGAACCCGATGCTGAAGGAGGTGAAGGATCTTCCGACGCTGGCGAAGGTGGCGGTGGACCTGAAGTCGTACCAGGGCAACAGCCTTCGGATCCCTGGCCCCGAGGCCAGCGACACCGACAAGAAGGAGTTCACCGAGAAGCTCAAGAAGGCGAACCCCAAGCTGATCGAGATGCCGGAAGACGCCAAGGAAGCGGAGCCGGTGGAGGAGCTGCTGTTCGGCCGGCTGGGGCGGCCCAAGGACAGCACCGGCTACCCGAGCCTGAAGGATCTGGGCGTGGAGCCCAAGCTGGACGAGCCGGGGCTTCGCGCGCAGGCGCATGAGCTGGGCCTGACGAAGAAGCAGTACGCGAAGATGGTGACGACCGTCGCGAAGGTGGCGGCGGATCAGGCACAGAAGGACTCCGATCTGGCGAAGGTCCTGAAGTCGGAGCTGGGCGAGGCGTTCGAAGAGCGGCTGAGCGCGGCGGCGGTGGCGGCGAAGAAGCTCGGGCGCTCCGACGACTTCGTGCAGCGGCTCAAGAACGGGGCGGTGAACGCGGAGGAAGCGAAGAGCTGGATCAACGTGGCGAAGAGCATGGGGGCAGAAGGGAACGAGATGGGCGGACAGGATGGCAGCGGGTCCGCGAAGATCACTCCGTCCGAAGCCCTGGACCGGATCGAGGAGCTGTACCGCAACCCGGCGCTCCACGACAAGAGCCATCCGAGACACGCGGAGCTGGTGACGAAGCTCCACGAATACACCGCTGCGTCTGAGCCATGAACATCGACAAGATGATCCAAGAGCTTGTCCGGGATGAGGGGATCCGGCTGAAGCCATACCGGGACACCGTGGGGAAGCTCACCATTGGCATCGGGCGCAACCTCGATGACGTTGGGATCATGACGTCAGAGGCGTACTATCTCTGCCAGAACGACATCACTTCGGTGGTGGACACGCTGAACCTGCAATTGCCCTGGTGGAAATCACTAGATGAGGTTCGGCAGCGGGTGATCGTGAACATGGTGTTCAACATGGGCATCGGCCGGTTCTTCACTTTCATCAACACCATCGATCTGATCAAGGAAGGGAAGTACACAGACGCAGCGGCGAACATGCTGCTGTCGAAGTGGGCTGGACAGGTGGGGCCGAGGGCCATCCGGCTTTCGGAAATGATGCGGATCGGAGGCAACGAATGAAGTGGATCCTGAAGAACTGGCGGACCTCCCTGGGCGGGCTCGCCGGCATCTTGGGCGGGCTCGGTACCGTGGGCATCGGCATCACGAAGCTGGTCGAGGGCGACTTCGAGGTTGGTGCTGGCTTCTGCATGGCCGGTTTCGCGGCGGTGGTGAAGGGCTGGGGCCTTCTCATGGCGAAGGACGCGAAGGTCACCGGGGGCGAAGTCCCCAACGCGGAGTCGTGACATGGACGAGAGCGAGCAGGTAGATGCGCTCCTGAAGAAGATCACAAGCTGGTGGGAGAGAACCATCTATCTGCTCGCTCTCGCGTGGTGGCGAGCCTATTTCGAGATGAGGGAGGCCCGGCATTACTCGTCTGATGAGGTGATCAATGTCGATCGTGCGAAGCGTCGTCGTAACAATCTCCGTCTCGCTTACTCTCGCCTGCGTTCCGAAGCCCGTGGTCATCCCGGACCGCAACTATCCGCACCCGCTGTCCAAGGACCAAGTGATCGAGGTGCTGCTGGAGACGGAGAAAGGGATGGTGAAGGCCAAGATGCAGTTTCGGGCGGGTGACTTCTGCGCAGATCGGGTGGTAGTGGAAGGAGGCGATGGTGGCTGACGAGCCAATCAAGCGGGCTCCGTGGCATTCGTTGGCTTCACTCTTCGGAGCGATGCTGCGGGGCGGACGCCCTGAAGACAAGAAGGTCCAGAAAGGTGCGGTGACGCTGACAGGGGCCGGTCTTCTGATCTACGCAGCCGTCGAGCTGTGGGGGATTGTGAAGATCGTGCTGATCCGGGAAGTAGAGAAGACGAGCTTCACCTTCGGAGACTTCACGCAGTGGATTCTGGTGGGGTTGCTGGTGCTGCTGGTAGGGTCAATCGTCGGGTTGGTGCGTTCCGCAGATCTCGACAGCATCAGGAAAGAGCAAACAGATCAGCAGCGGTTCATCGGCAAATCGATCGAAGACCTTGGATCGAGGCTGGAGGCTATGCTGAGCAAGATCCTGCTAGACCATGAAACAAGCGACTATCACAAGCGATGAACCAGAACCTTGACTTTTTCAGTGGAATCTGTAACGTCCTTTGCTGAACATCTGCGGGGCCCCGGAGTACCGTAAGGCCCGAAGCCCCGCGGCCCACATAGCGGCGAGCCCAGGAGCCTGGACTACTCGCGCGGCCGGTGGTGATCACTCCCACAGCCCGTGAGAACGGGCGAAGAAAGAGGCTCCCGATGGCAGTCACAATCGACAAGGCAGCGATCAAGACCTTCGAGAACAACGTCCGGCACACCGCGCAGCAGATGGAGACGGCGCTGCGGCGCTGGTGTCAGGAGAAGAGCGGTCCGACCGCTTCGCACAGCTTCAAGATCACCGGCACTCGCGCGCTCTCGGTGGGGGCAAAGCCCCGCCGGCAGGCCACGCCGGTCAACGATCAGGTGTGGTCGAACCGGGTGGCGATCCCCGCCAGCTACGATGACGGCGAGACCATCGACAGCGAAGACGCGGCGCAGATGATCATCGACCCCACCAGCACGGTGGTGCGCTCGATGGGCTACGCCGTCAAGCGCAAGTACGATGACCTGATCATCAACGCCACCACGGCCAACGCGCTGGACGAGGCAGCGGCGGCGAACGCCTTCCCGGTCGGGCAGTTCTACGACGGGTCGGCTGCCTACGCCGATGAGATCACGGTGAAGGCGATCACCGCCATCGGCAACAAGTTCATGACGAACGAGGTCCCCTTCGAGGTCGAGAAGTGCATGGTGATCGGCCCCAATCAGGTGGAGAAGCTCCTCCACGAAGCCAAGATCGGCTCGTTCGACTACAACAGCGTGAAGCCGCTCTCGGAGGGGAAGATCGCCCGGTTCGCCGGGTTCACCTTCATCCCATCCACCCGGCTTCTTCGTCCGCTGGCCGATCAGATCCAGGTGATCGCCATGACGCGAGAGGCGCTCGGCCTCCTCGTCACCGAGGATCTCTTCACCCGAGTCGGTGAGGATCCGTCCCTGTCGTTCGCTACCCGGGCCTACGTGAAGATCAGCGCGGGTGCGGTGCGGGTGCAGGACGAGCAGATCGTGGTGTTCCGGTGCAAGGACACCGTGACGATCGCGTAAGCGATTCGATCGGTTAGGTGGGGGCGCTCGGCCCTGTCCCCGAGCGCCCCTGCCACTTCGGACAGGAAAGGCGGATCGATGGCAAACGGACTGAAGAGAGTGGGACTTCGGAGCGATGACGTGAACAAGCTGGTGCGGGAGTACCAGAGCAATCGCAACGAAGGGCTCGGGCCGGACGAGGCATGGGCGAACGCCAAGCGGCTGGCCGGCGACGTGGACGACGGGGTGCTGGTCGCCACGGATCTCGCCACCCGGGCGAATCAGATGGAGGCCGAGAACCTGGCACTGAAGAAGAAGCTGGCGGACTTCGGGGCGCGCTCCGAAGCTCTGGAGAAGGAGATCAGGCGCGAGTT